GAATAATTTAGCAGTTGGTACGTTTGATATACGTATTATCGGCAACTCTACTATGCCATCTAATAAATGGGGTGAGTGGAATGTATATATGGAAGCTTTCCAAGCAGGACTTATTGATAAGGTAGAGGCACTCAAGAAAACAGAAATATTTGATAAAGAAGGTGTCCTTCAAAGAACTGATGAAGTTGCGAAATTGCAACAGCAATTACAGGGTGCACAAGAACAAATTAAAAAACTTAGCGGTGATCTTCAAACAGCAACACGTGAAACAATACAATCACGCAAACAGGTTGAAGTTGCTAAGTTCCAAGGGAAACTTAAAGAACAAGAGTATGACTCCAAAACTCAAAATAAAGTTTCTATTGATAAATTATCTAATGCGGTCAAACTCGAATCAGAGAAATTACGTTTAGCGACAGATGCGGAAAAGAAACGTAGTCAATCTCGTAAATCCGAGAAATCGTAAAACAAAGGAGTTAACATGTCAAACGAAGACAATATCGCTTTTGATGCTATGAATCAGGATACTACTGGTCAACATGATGCATTAGGAGTAGGGCAAGATGAAGGAACAGAGGTACAAGAGGATTCTACTACAGATTGGGAGGCTCAAGCTAAGTACCACCAATCAGAGAAGGATAAGCTCTTTGCTAGAAATCAAGAACTTGAACAATACGAGAAAATTGGGAAATTTTTGGAATCACGACCTGATGTAGCACAAACAGTGTTAAATGAAGTAAGTGGTCAGCCAAAGGCTCAAGCTAAGCGTGTTGCTTTAAAACCTGATGAGTTTGATCCTTGGGAAGCCTACAATGACCCATCATCAAAATCCTATCAATATAGGATGCAAGAGATGCAGGAAACCATAAATGGTGCAGTAGATAAAGCTGTAGGTGGTATTCAAGCACAACAGGGAAGAACAAACTTGCGTGCTGATTTAGCCAATAAAGGGTTAAATGAGCAAGAAGTGGAGTCTTTCTTTGAATTTGCTGATAAACATCCATCTGAATATGGCTTAGACAATGTACTTAAAATGTGGCAAGCTGTATCTCAAGCCCCAAATACTGTTACAGAGAATCCTTTAGATCAGATTCGTCAAAATCAGAATAATCCGACATCGGCTGGAGTTCTTCAAGGACAACAACCATCAAGAAAATCTGATGATGAAAAGATGTGGGAATCTGTAAAGAATGCTGGGGATAGAGACATATGGTAATAAACAAATAAAATAAAGGAGTTATAAAATGGCTATTAATACTGGCACATTAAAAACTTCAGGTGTAGGTGGCTCAGCAACTGAGTATACTCATGGAACAGCTCCATTAGATACTGTTGCTAATATAGGTCAATTTGCTGATAAAAGGCGAGTACATGACTTTGGCGACAGAGTTGCAGAACTTGCTCCTGAAGAATCTCCATTTTTTGTTTACCTAAATAAAGTAGCGAAAAGACCAACAAATGATCCTGTTTTCCGTTTCTTAGAAAATAGATCAAAAATTGACTGGACAAGTCGTAATTTCTTTCTAGCTGCTGCTGAGGCAGCACTAGTTGCTGGTACAAGTTATACTATTGCCGTTGATGACAATGAATCATCTCCAGCTAGTATAGATTGGCTTATTAAAGGCATGGTTATTGCAATTGAAACAGTTGATGATACAAATGGTAAGGCATATACAACAGTTCGTATCGAAGATACTCCTGTAGACGCTGGAACTAGCACTACATTCACTGGTAAAGTGATTGCAACGTCAAGTTCTAGTATTACAGGTTACGGTGCTGCTGCTGATGATGCTCCTTGTACGGTTGTTGGTACTGCTTTTGAAGAGGGGTCTGGGTCTCCTGATACATGGTCAAGTCAACTTGATGATGAATTTGGTTACACGCAAATCTTTAAAACAGCAGCTGAGATGACAAACTCAGCTATTGCTACTAATTATCGTGGGTATGCAAATGAATGGAATCGAATCTGGAACTTAAAACTGAGAGAACATAAAGTAGATATTGAGCGTGCAATGCTGTACGGTCAAAAAGCTCGAAGAGGTGGTATAGCTTATTCTGAGGGTATTATTGGAATGATTGTTGCAAATGCGGGAGCTGCTACAGCTGGCACAAGTGCACTTTCTTATTCTTCTGGTTCGCCTTATTATAGGACTGTAACAACTACTGAGTTTAGTTACGACATGTTCCTTAGTGATTTTGAGGTTCTGTTTGATCCAGCTAGAGGTGGTTCTAGCAATAAGCTTGCTTTGGCAAGTCTTCCAGTAGTAACTATGTTTAATAAATTAGGAGCTGGGGCTACCTTTGGGTTTGCTGCAAATTCTGATTTCTTAAATAATAGTGTTCCTAATAATATTAACTTGAATTATGAGAATATTAAAGGTTCATTTGGACATAGTATTATGAAGATTGACACTGTTCATGGTTCTCTTGCATTGATTAAAGAGCCTCTATTTAGAGGTTTTGCAAATTCAATGTTAGCACTCATTGACATGTCACAGATTGCTTATCGCCCACTAGTTGGAAATGGTCTTAATAGAGACACTCACATAACTACAAACGTACAACAGGCTGATGAAGATTTACGTAAAGACATGATTCTAACAGAAGCAGGTCTTGAAGTAGCCCTTCCTGAGTCACACATGTTGTATAACTTTGAAGGAGTGTAAACTATGAGAAGTGACGTACTAAATAAAAATAGTGGAAGTTATGGTGCAGTAAGTCAGGATGCAATACTTGTTACTGACGCATCAACATATACTGTCCTTGATGCAAATTCGGGAAAAATTCATGTTTTCCCCGATTTAACTGCTGATTGTACAATCACATTGCCAACTGAGCGTGTTGGGCTTGCTTATGAGTTTTGGTATGGCGGTACTGCTGCCGATGCTCATGATTGGATATTCCAGACTACAGGTAATAGTAATTATTTTGTAGGTGGATGCGTAGGTCATGACACTGATGCTGGCGGTGATGATACATATGTTGTAGATGCAAATGGTAGTAGTAATTCGCAACTTACCGTGTATACTCCAATTGCTGGAACATGGGTTAAGATGGTTTGTAATGGGGCAATATGGTTTATTAATGGATCATGTATCTCAGCTACAGACGCATCTCATGCTTTTGCTGATCAATAAACCTGAATAAATAAAGGTTAACAGGATTGCTTACTGTGGGGCAGGTCGTATAAAGGGCTTGCCCCTAACAAGCTTTTAAATTTAAACAAAGGATTTTATGGCTAGAGATTACAAAGATGAATATGAGAAGTTTCAGAAAAACAAGTCAACATATCGTGCTAAGCTAAATAAATACAACAGAGACAAAGGCACATACGGAAATGGTGACGGACAAGATGCATCTCATAATGATGGTAAAATTACAGGATTTGAAAATTCTAGTAACAACAAAGGTAAAAAGGAGAAGAGTCGTTTGGAAGGATCAGAAAGGAAATATGTTGAAGGCGGTACTTTGAACGGCCCATCTCACGATAACGGAGGTATTCCAATTGAGGCAGAGGGTGGTGAGTTTATAATTAAACGAGACTCTGTAAATAGGAGTACTTTAGACATGTTAGAATACATTAACCAGCATGGAGACTTACCAATGTCTGATGCTAGAAATAGAAGGAAGAAATAAAATGGCAAAGAAAAAGAAAAAAGAAGGCACATTTAAAAAAGTGAAGAAAGAAGCTATAAAATCTGGCAGGTCTAGAAGTTCTGCAACGCATGTAGCACAGGCAGCTAGCGACGTAATACATGATCAGCCATATGCTACAGATGACTATGGTAGAGGTAAAAGAACCATTAAAGATATTATAAGAGCTGTTAAGCGTACAAAGCCTACTAAATCGGAAGCTGCATATAATAAAGCGAGAGAAGAAGAGAAAAAAAAGACGAAAGCTAAATATGGAAAAAAAATGGCTAAAGGTGGAAAAGTAGAAGCTAGTAGTAGTAGTAGTAGTGGTAGTAATCCTTATGGATGGCCTTCAACAGATGCAAGGGGTAAAAAGTAATGCCACAAGGAAAAGGAACATACGGAAGTAAAGTAGGAAGACCTCCTAAGAAGAAGTATAATAAAGGAGGGAATGTTGATCCATTCTCTACACGTAATCCTAAAGGTGTTCCTGCGGAACAATTAGCAGAAATGATGGAGAACCAAAACATGGCAAACGAAGGCATACCAACAAGTAATGCACAAGAACGCTCTCAAGTATCCCCTGATGTTACTGAGTATAAAGAAGGTGGAAAAGTAGACTCGGTGGCAGCAGCAAAATTAAGAAAAAAATATAAAACTAATCCAAAGACTGGTAAAACTGATTTATCTAAGAGGGTAGGCAAAGATTCTCCTGGGTATAAAAAAGGAAAGTATTGGCTAAGGAATAAGGGCAAATATACAGATATAGGAAGCCCAGAACATACAGCAGATTTAAAAGCACTAAAGGAGTAAATAATGGCTATATTATTTATTTGTCATAGATGTAGCACAAAGGTAGAATGCGAGACTAAAGCAGAGATGGTGTGTGACTGTGGGCATTATGTTAAAGACCATGATGATACACGTAATTATGTTAATATGGGTAAGACTTGGTCTAAAACTACACAGGTAGAATTTAACCATACAACGATGGATAAAGATATAGCTGAAAGGAATAGTCGGTAATGGCTTTTGACACACAAATAACAGATTTAGTTGGAGGTACTATAGATCAAGTTGCTTGTGACCAATGGGCAGCAGATGCTTGTAAAGAAATAATACATCAACTTCCAGCTAAATTAAAAGCAAAATGTTCTACATTGAGTATAATAAATGCAACAAATGGAACAACTCTTGATTTAGATGGTATAGGGGATATTTTATCTGTAACACGTTTATCTGCTGACTCTGGTGGATATTATAAGCCATGTAGAGAAATACCTTCTCAGTATGGAGACCTTGCAAATGATTCTACGGATTTAAACTATTATGCAACTGCCTCCGATCCTGTATATTATATAACAAGCAATTCTTCCGATGCTGTTACATTATTTGTAAAACCAACCGCAACAGATGCACAGCCAGCCAATGCATACCATATAACATATCCAACAGTAGATGTAAGTGCTGTTAGTATAATTGCAAATTTCCCTGATGAAGCAGAGTATCTTGTAGTATTATATGTAGCTGTAAGACAATTATTGCAATACCAATCAACAATGTCTTCAAGTTTTAATAGTGATATTGGGACTGCGTTTACTGCTGTAAATACAGAACTTGATGAAACACAGGCTATATGTGATCTTATAAATACCCAAGTTGATTCTGCTGTGGTCGAACTTGCGGAATCTGCTACCCTTGTAGATAGTAATGTTGATACTGCTACAGCAGCAATGGCTACCGCAGCAGGGAGATTAAATACAGCAGTTATACTTGCTAATGCAGAATTTGATAAATCTGATGCATTATTAACTTTAGGAGAAACTGATAGTGAAGGTGCGGTTAATACGGCAGCAGCTAAAATAATTACAGAGATGGATGAAACACAAGCAATTTGCGATCTAATTAATACACAAGCAGATAGTGCGGTTAGTGCACTTGGAAGTATGGGAACGGAGATAGGGCTTGCTAATGCAGAAGTAGATTTAGCTAATCCCGAAGTAGATTTAGCAAAAGCTGAAATATTAGAAACTGTTACTCTTATTGATGTTGGTATAGATACTGCTGTTACTGCTGTAAAGACTGCTGCTGATCTTGTTAATGCTGAAGTAGATAAAGCTGAGTTAGAAGCTGATAAGGCAGAGTTACAGGTTGATGCAGAGGATGTAGAGCTGGCACAAGGATATTTGAACACAATGGGGGGATATATAAGTATAGCACAGGGATATTTATCAGAAGCAAGTGGATATGTAAATGAAGTAAACGCTAGAGTTGCACAGGTGAATGGTCAAATATCCGTTGCTCAAGGATATTTAGCAACTGCATCTGGCTATAATCAAACTGGTCAAGCATATCTTGGCACAGCAGGGGCATATGGGAATCAAGCGAGTGGATTTTTAAACGCAGCACAAGGATTCGCAAATGAACTTAGTCAAAAAATTGCCATTGCAAATGGATATATATCTGAAATTAATGTAAGGCTGGCACAAGCTGGAGCAAAAAGACAAGAATCACAATCTAGATTAGCAGCTGGTAGTGCATACTTACAAGAAGCTCAGGCTTCCGCACAAGAGGTTCAGGCATATGGGAATGAAGTTAGCTCAAGGCTCGCTCAAGTAAGTGGTCAGACAGGAGTTGCACAAGGATATATAGCTGCTGCAAATGGCTTTGTAAGTGAGGTAGCCCAAAAAATTGGAATCGCAAATGGGTACATAGCAGAAGCAAATGCAAGACTTCAAGCTGACAATTCTAAATACCAATGGTATGGCGATCAATACGCAAAATTGTCTGCTGAGTATACACGTGGTTTAGCAGCTTTAACAGGTGGTGGAGCACAACAAGGAGGTGGAGCATAATGACAGTTAAAACAGTATTTTCACAATTAGAGAAGTTATTTGGAAGAAATTCCGAAGTATACCTTATACAGCTTATAAATGATGGTTTAATGGATATAGCTAATAGAAAACAGTATTATACTGTTTCTAAGACTACTGATCTTGAAAAGCACAAGCGTTGGTACGAACTCAGTGCTGATGTTCTTAGTATTGAAAGAGTAGAAATACTAGATACAAATGACAGGTATATAATGATACCAAAGCTTAACGATCCACATAAATTACTTAGGGCTGATACTGATGCTTCTAATGATACACTTAAATAGGGAATAACATGGCAGAAAGAAATTATCCTAATGATTATTTTGCATGGTTTAATGATGACCAGCGTATAGCAATATTATCTTTAGACACAACATCTACTGATAGTTCTGGGAGAACTACGGAGAAGTATGATACGTTCCAAGGAACTGGGAATTTAAGTAGCACTATTACTGGAGTTACAAGGTCTAGCTCAACAGCTACATATACAACAAGTGCCAACCATAATCTTGCGGTTAATGATAGAGTAAGTATATCTGGCACAACAGACTATAATGATGCTGATTTAAGTAGCCAATCAGTTATGTCCATCCCACTACCTACTACATTCACAATGACATTAAGCGATACTGAGGGCGATACTGAGAGTGGCTTATCAGCATCAATGGTATCATTGTTTGTTAATGATGGTCTTCGTATTACATATAAGGCTAAGTATGGGGCTGTTACAGCCTCTACGGAAGATTTAGATACCGACATTGGTCTTGATACAAGCTTACATCCACAATTAGTATGTTATATGAAATCAAGATTATATGAAGATCAAGGTAATATGGAACAAGCAAATTATTTTAGGCAAATGTACGAGCAACAAATGATGAAACTAAGGTCTCGTAAATCTGGGGTTCGGTCTTTATCCGTCCCCCCTATGTAAAAAGGAGAATTAATGTCCTCAACGTCAACAACATGGGGGATAGACAATAATACAGACGCTAGCTCAACCTCAGCTCCAACATGGGCAACAGCTAGTGATATTACAACAACATGGACTATAGACCATAATACAAGTTCACAGTTGCATTCACTTGCTTTATCTGCGGATTACAATAATAATGGCACTAGTTATAATCAGCTGCCAATTGGATATATATATGGTACAGAGATTCTTCATGGTATGAGCATAGTTGATTTGGGTATAGCTATACCAGAATTGCAATATCTGAGAGGTTTAACTGGCGGTATGTATGTTAGGCTCACTCCTTCAGGTCTTTGGTACGGGTCGGCAATTAATGATCCTATAAATATTTATAATGATGATTGGAATGAAACCATAATTTCTAATATGGCTGCCCTCATCCCACCTCCTATTCCTGGTCTAGAATTATTTCATCTACAGGTCTTCTCGGATGTTGAGCTTGATGGAACTTATTTTGTTTCCAATATAAAAAATAGATCAACATGGGTAGAAAGCAGCGATATTACAACAACATGGGTATAGATAAAACATTTATATAATAAATAACAAAAACGAGGATACAATGAGTAAAAAGACAATAGAAGCAGTAGAAGAAGTTAAAACTAATAACGTAGCAGAGCCTGTAGATAGGGCTAAAGAGGCTATTGATACACTACGTGCTCAGCTTAAAGAACATTTACAACAGGCTGAATACCATCGTACAATGGCAACAAAAGCTCAAGGTGCATTAGAAGTATTATTACAATTGCATCCTGAAGAAAACGAAGAAAACTAAATAACCCATTCACGCCAGTCATGGCTTAGGGTAAAGGAGAAATAAAATGGCAAGTAAATATGGAAGAAATGCCTTCACGGTACAAGAAGCAACAAATGCTCAGGCATACTATGATTATAAGCAGGCAAATGTATCTATTAATGCAACATCAATAGGAAGTGGAGATGAAAGTGCTGATTGGACTAATAATCCTGCTAAAGAATTTACAATAACAAAAGTCTCTGGAGATGATGCCGACACAGTTTCATTTCAGCTTAAAATAAGTGGAAGTTATGGTGACACTATAACATATCTACTTAGTGACTTTCCAATAACTATTGATAAGCTTCAAGTTGAGCGAATAAGATTTGCAACTAGTGATAGTGGAACTGATGAAGTTGTTAAAATATTATCATTTCATTAGGGAGAATAAATGGCTAAGATAGGTGGAAAAAAACCAATACCTATAAGTGATAAAGACTTAAAGCAAGCAATTGTTAAGAGAAATAATTCTTTAAAACGTCAGAATGATAGTTTGTCTGTATCTGTAAAGGATAAAGAGAAAGAACTTAAATCTTTAGAAAAAGAATACAATTCTGAAACTAAAAAGCTTTCATCATTATCAAAAGATGTACAGTTTGAAGAAGAGAGAGTACAGAAGATTAAAAGCGGTGTTTTCTCTAGCAAGAGGCTTTTAGATGAAAAGTTAAAGAAAACCAGTAAGGTTGAGAAAGAGCTTTGTGAATATGAGAGTGCTGTTGAAAAGCTTGAAGATAAAGAGAATAAACTTTTAGATAGCATTGCAACGTTAGAGCTTTATAAATCTAAATGTGAAGAGTCTAAAACAGAGCTTGCAAGTATTCATGTGAAGAAAGACAATCTTCTAGATGAGCTTGATTCTATTAATAATAATATTAAGGAATCCGTAGAAGAAGGTAAAAAGAAAGTTGCTTACTTTGAAGATCAATATGATGATTTAGAGGATAGGGCTAAAAAGCACGAAGAGATGGTTTATCAATTTGAACAGCGTCTTGTTGAGACTCAAGATTTATTTAAAGATGAGGATAATAAACTTCAAAAGTTACTTGCTAAATCTAAAATAGAAAAGGAGAATGCTAGCAATGAGCTTCAGGCTATTAAGAACCTTTGTAATAATAGTGAGGATAAGTATATAGAGTGGGAACAGAAGGTTGCAAAGGCTAAAGCTAGGGCAGATAAAGAAGAAGAGAGGTATCAGAAAAAAATTGAAAGAAGTAAAAAATGGGATATAGGTTTTCTTGAGGACGTTGCTAAAAAGAAACTTAAAAGCAAAATTGATAATATTGATAAAGCTGGGCTGAGGGATGTATTAGATGGCTGAAGGTGGAATACATCCAGTAAGACTCTATGATTCTGATGGTGATCCATTAGATGATGGGAGCGGAAGACTAAATGTCAATGCAGTATTATCAGCTTCTGATAATATTGAAATTGGCAATGTAGATATAAAACTTAATGGCACTGGTGTTTCTGCTGGATCTGATCCCATGGATAATGGAACTATCCGTGTCGCACTTGCAACCAATGATACTCAGTTTGGTGAAATTGGAGATGATCCAGCAGTAGATGGTAATATACATGAGCAATTAAGATATATTGGAGGTGCAGCAAATTCTTCAGCATCAACACTTGGAACAATTGATGGTGATACAAGCAATATGGCAAATCATCTAAATGTTATAAAATTAGCTGTTTATACTGATAATGCTGATTGGGATGGTAGCTCAAAACATATGCTTATTGGTGGCGTTAGAAATGATACTCCAAATGATATTACTGATGGTGATACTGGCCCATTAGCTGTTAGCTCGGCAGGTGCTGTCCATATACATGATGGTGGGAATTCAATAACTGTTGATAATGCAGGTACATTTGCGGTACAGTCTGCTGTAACTTCAATTGTTCCAGGAACAGGTGCTACGAATCTAGGTAAAGTTGAGGATACTTTACATAACTCTGGTGATGTTGGAGTTATGGTATTGGGAGTTAGAAAGGATAATCTTGGAACTTTAACTAGTTGGGATGGAGACTACAATTCCCTTCAATTAAATGACTCTGGTGCTTTATGGGCTGCTCTTGATACTTCCACTGGAAACTCTAAGGCATTTAATGTTGCTGGTTCTACCGCTTCTGACTCTCAACGTGGAATAGTTCCTCTTATTAAAATGAATGAAGTGGTTGCAGCTCCTTCGGGGCATGCTGATAATGATTGGACTTATTTTCAAACAGATTTAAATGGCTCTTTGTACACCACTCATGGTACTACTGGCATGGCTCAAGGAAATACTACTGTAGGCACAAGTGCTATGCAGTTAGATGAAGGCACTGATGGTTATGATGTAGCGTGTAAGCGTGTTGATTTAACGTCTGACTCTAATAATGCTGGGCATATATATGTTGGAAGTGCTGATACAATAGCAGCGGATGGTAGTGTTGGTGGCATAAGGTTAAATGCTGGTGATTTTTATAGTCTTGATATTAATAATTTGACGCATATATGGGTAGAAGCAAGTGAGGCAGGTCAAGAACTTAATTTTATATATTATACATAATGCCTAATACATTTACAAAAGATCACCATAATTTTTCTAGAACTGCTAGTTTTGTAGTTCAATCAGGAACAGATGCTGTATCTATAAATTGGACATTAGGAAATAAATATCACTTGCTTATGGAGAATAATAGCACAGTAACATTTGCTACAAATCCAGCCAATCCTTGTAACTTGCTTTTAAAGATAGCACAGGGCAATGGGGGTAGCAAGGTTATCACTTGGGCTGTAACATCAGGAACTATATATTGGGCTGGTGGCGGAGTATTAAATACAGATGAACCAACACTTACTACAACTGATGATAAGACAGATATATTAACTTTTTATTTTGATGGAACTAACTATTTTGGAGTTGCTTCCTTGGACTTTGATACTACATAATGGATAAGCAACAATGGATAGATGG